CTGATAGAAGAGTTTTGATTTACAGCGGTAAGAGTTACTGGGGAGGTTGTATTAAAGAAGACTTGTGGGAGCCCACTAATAGTTATGTTGTTTCCAACGTCGTACTGATGGGCGCCAATAATTAAGGTAGCAACTCCAGAAGTAACTGAAAGGCTTGTTATGTTAAAAGTTCCAAGTTGGTCAATGTCAGAGGTTCCATCGGTAGACACCCAGTGCCCAACGCCTTCTTCAAATGACGAGTCGTTGTAGTCCAGCATAAGGTTTTTACCTGTGGTTAAACCACTAATGCTAGGGTTTGGTGTTCCAGCAATAGGTACTGGAACTCCCCACGTAGTAAAGTCTTTAAGGTAAGCACGTAGACCGCGAGCAGAGCCTTTTTGTGTAGCAAGGGTTACTCCGTCTCTCAACAAAATTCTGTTTTGTTGAAGTCCAAGAGCAGACTCGTAAGTCAACCCAAACTGGTTCATAGCAATTGGAATAAAGTTTCCATTAAGAGATTGTGGACTGTACTTGGTGTACAAGAGACTAGCAATCGTTTGCTCAGTGTCTAATTCAAATCCAAAGTTGGATAGGAAACTATAAAGAACGGGGTTAGACCAGTCAGAGGACGCAGTGTAGGCCTGTGAAATCTTATAGATGTCTGGTAGGTAGTTGTACATTGTCTGAGTGTTATTAAAGTTCTTTACTGAAACGCTAAAGGCAGTACCTACTTGCAACCATTTGTATAGTGTGAGGTCATAGGTAAAAATAGAGTAATAGTAATACTGCCCTTGAATCAGCCCTGTGTCGTTGTAATAGACCGGGGTAGAACTACCAAACAAAGAATTAACAATCTGTGTTCCATCCCATGGGTTGATAGGGAACCCATAAGGGTTACGAACAACTACGAGAGTAGACCATGAATTAGTTGGACTTTCCCAGTTAAGGGCAATAGAGCCATAGCCTGAAGGCTTGGCTGTAAAGGGCACAACTGTGTCCGGGCCATACTTAGATAGCCCGTAGTAGTTAATTCCATAACGGGACATTAGTTAAGTATTCCTCCCGTAGTGTTGATAGTGACACTACCAATACCGGACGCGGAAGAACTAGCAACAGTTCCAATCTCATACAGGGTAGGCAATTCATTAGCCGCACAGAGAATGTCCCCAACGGTTAAAGCAGTAGTAACTCCTATAGTTGCCACACCACCAGATGTATAAATTGCTCCAGAAGCGGCAGTTGTAGCAATTGTAAAGTTTGCTCCGGTAGCCGCGGTTATAACGCCAGACAAATTAAGTGTAGGGCCTGTGTTAGTTATGCCTGTTACATAGACCGTTTGGCCAACTGTAAAAGTGTTGGTTGCTGTGTATGTTACTGATGTAGAAGTAGCAGTTGCTCCAGTAACTGTTACGGTTACTGGGGTTGAAGAGACGTTGGCTGCAACAAGGGTATAGGTAAAGGTAGTACCCGTTACTCCAGTAATTACAACTGTTCCATTAAAAGTACTGTCTACATTAGAGACAAGAACTGTTTGGCCAACTGTTAGGTTGTGGGTTGTTGAAGTAGTTAACGTTGCGACGTTAGATGTAAGAGCCTTATTGCTGATAGTAAACGTCTGGTCTTGGTCAGCACGTACTAACTTTTTAATGCTTTGATAGGCCACGCCTTGAACACTTGAGATTGTGTTGCTTAGGGTGGCCACGGAAAGAGTCTCACCAAAATACACGTTATCAATGTAAAGGATGCTGTTAATAGCATTAGTAACGTTAGCAAGCACAGAACTTTGGCTGTACTGAGGAGAGACGGTGATGTTTACAATTAAGTAGACACCCACATACTTAGGCGGCTGAAAAGTAACTGTAGTGTTGGCAGGAGCCTTATCTACAAGATAAGCAAGGACGTTAGTAGCAATCGTATTAAAGGTAGTCGTTGGTGTTACATTGTCTCCGCCAACGCCAGCGTCCCCAAGAGGAGCAATGTAAAGGGTTACTGAAGAATAGGTGCTTGCTACGGCTGAGGCTTTTGCTACTCCGACGACCTGCACTGCAAGGTTTGAGTAGTCGGTTAAAGAGACGGCGCGGTTAATAGAACGAATACTTAATGGAGTGTTGTATCTAATAGAGTCAGTAGATTCTGGGTCAGCGCCTCCGGTGGCCGCACCATTTACTGTGTCTACTAAGTTTGCTGAGTTCGCTACTGTAAGGCCGGCAGGTACCGAACTAAAGGTAGGAACACTAATAATGTTGGTAATTGTTCCTGAAGGAACATTGCCTAAAGAGCCAAGCCCTATACGGTACGTAACTAAAATGTTTGCTCCTACAGGTGGGATACGTCCGCTGACACCATCACCAAATGAGATGTACGAGTAGTTATTAGTGTCAGTAGAAACTACAAATACTGGGTCGTATCCGGCAGAGTCAATAAGGTATTGAACCTGTGTGTACGAAACGCTGTTAATAGAGACTTTAATAGATGAACCAATAACATTTGGAAGATTAAGTTTGTAAAATTGGTTGGCCAGCCCTGTAGATGGGCCTTGAGTTTCTGGAGCATTAAGGATTGTGTACCCTTGGGTCGCGGCGACAACAATTGAGCCATTTATAGCACCAGATTTAGCAGGAACAGTGGCGGCAGCGTTAGTCTCAAAAAGAACCTGAGTAGTTGTTCCGTTTGCCGTAAGGGTAGTTCCTACCTGCGTTAAAGCGGGAAGAGTAATAGGTGAGGCGGTTGAGTTTTGAAAAGTAAGGTTGACAGTGGAAGGAACGTTTGTTGTTGGGATGTACCCCATTAAATTTGCAATTTGCAAAACACTAGCACGTTGAGAGGCCGTAGCAATAAACGATTCATTAGCGGCACGGTCAATGTAGTAGTTAATAATGTCGCCCATGTAAGCAAACAATTCAAGCAAGGTCATACCAAAGTCGGCTGGGTCACGAGAGGTCCACTGTGGGGAGAAGTTAGGTATGTTGGCAGTCATGTCCGCCAAGATGGCTGTGTAGTCCCTAGAGGTATAACTGACAGTAGGTATGTAGTTATTAACGGTTGCCATTTGGTACCTCCGAGATTATGTCTCCTGATTGATTAACAACATTTGTTTTAACTGAAACGGTTGTTGGCGTTCCACTGCTTCCATACTTATAGGTAATGTTGGCGTTAAGAACCCCATTACCATCAATTACCGCTTCTACATTTAACAGGGTTAGATAAGGAAGCCATTTGTTAAAGCCAGTAGAAATTTCTTGGTTAATCATTGTTATAGCGTTATTTGTGTTTTCAAAGGCTGTGGCGCGTACACGTGTCCCAAAGGTTGGGCGCATGACCCTTTCATTAACTAAGGTCATACATACAAGTACTACCCGGTCTTGGTAAATTTTTCCTTGGTCGGCTGTTGTAGTTACGCGGCCTGTGGCATCAAATGAGAAGGGCAACGAGATAGCCAACGTCATAGTTGTACTCCCATCCATACCGGGTAATTAGGGTCACCAGCGATAAACATGACCCATACTTTTTGTCCTACGTTAGGGACAGAGGTATGAGTGCTATGTGCTGAGTTTAATGTAACTGAGTGCGTGTGACTGCCGAAAGTACTGACGACTGTTCCCGTAGAGACAACGGTATCGGTGTGTGCCGTATGCGTTGTGTTGTCCGTAACGGGCAGGCAAGGAAGCGCCCAGTCAGTTTCTGAAGGCCCTAAAACTTGTGGGACTTGAAGTTTGATTCTGTTAATAGTTAATGGGTCGTTTGTGTTGGTGCAAACGCCCTCATAGATTCCATAAAAGCGCTTGTCATAACTAGGGATGCTGTTGTCGTATGTCATTAGAGTCTTGGTATTCCCGCTAGAATCCTGCTTGGAATAGCATTTACATCTACTGTTGGCGCTTTAGTACTACTAAGAATAGGCGTAGTAGACCGCCACACAGCACTATTAGATACACCCTTAGTACGGTTGTTAAGTGAACCAAAAGCGCCTTTCGACTGTGGCCCAATGTCTCGCGTTGTTCTGATTAAGGTAGTAGCCGGCTTTACTGTTGTTTGACGTACCCCCGGAATAATGGTTCTGGTTGGGTTTTTATGTGGAAGAGGGATAGTTTGCCCATCGGTCCACGCAATAGCCTCCCCAAGAGAATCGGAGCCTAGATGCAAAATAGTTGTGTAGAGATAAGCGTTTCTTTGCTCTTCAATGATTCTGTGCTCTGTTCCTAAAATGGTCCAATAGCCTGTGTATTGTGAGCCAATACCTGTTAGGTAGACAGGAACGTCTGGGCGCAAATTAGGGTTACCAATCACTTCCGCGGTAGCCCTATACGGAAATCGGTTTCTTTCTTCAGCCGCTTGTGCTTCATAGTTGGCAACTACAGCGTTGGTAGCAACTACGTGGGTTGCGTACCTGTCAAAAAACTCAGGAACAGAGTGTGAGCGCGTTACTCTAGCCCTATTCTGCTGTGTAATAGCCATAGGTTGAAGACTTACAGAGTCAACACCGGACACAGACACTGCGGCCTTATGGTCACCATCATAAGAGATTGATTGCCCAATTACTGGGGTAAAAGAGTAAAGGGTTGAGCCGCTGGGGTCGTTTGGGTCTCTCATGTCAAAGACAGGGGCTTCAGAGCGCTTAGAGGCATACTCGTAGAGCATTGGTTGAAAATAAATCTCTGTATTTTCCGTGCGAAGGCTGTAGCCAGACTGTTTTGCTAAACGAACACACATTTCCCAATCAGTATGTCCGGCCTGAGCAACTTGTGGGTAAACCCGTGGGTGGGGAACTGCAAAACAAGCAAACCCATTTTTAGCCGCAATAGTGTTAATGATGCTATCTGCTGTAAGTCCTTTGTAAATCTGTTGAGACTCATTCTTCATTACCATTGAGGCGCTAATGGCAGTGAGTTCAGTAATGCTTTTACCGGGCTGCCTATCTACCGCAATGTGGTGAATGTAACCATAAAAAGTTCTAGAGGCCCCTTTGTCAGTGATGACAAACTTTATAGGGGAGCCTTCTTTAAGAACCTCATGGTCTACATCCCAATCACGAAATTGAATTGTCGCTATTTCATGCTCATACAAGTTTTGGTAAAAGGACATGGAGTAGACAGTTTTAGGGCCAGCGTCCGTGTCTGGAAAAGAAACGGTCACATAGTTAGACACTTGGAATCCTTAAGACAGTTCCTGCTGGGATAGTCGTCAGGTCCACAGAGGGGTTGAACTCAGCAATAACCCACCAGTACAACGGGTTGCGGTAGTACTTTGTGGCTAACTGGTCTAGACGTTCGCCTTGTACGTATGTGTGCTCGTAGTACGTAAGGGTAGAGACATTGCTAAATTGATAGAAGACAACCGGGTTAGAGGCTCCATTTGGCGTTTTGGCAATAAAGTCTACAGTTGAGTACTCGTACCTTGAGCCTTTATAGATAGCCATTTACTTCCCCGCATTTACTAGGGCTACACGAGAGAAAGCGTTAAAGGAGACGTTGATGTCTGTGTGAATAGGAATCATGTCTTCGGTGAATACAGAGTGGGTAATTTGCATACTCTCTATCCAACCAATGTACGAAAGGCTGTCTGGGTTAGGACCAAACTGAATAGCAACAGCAGTAGGTTGAAGAAACCCTAAGTCTGCGGTTTTTCTATTTAGAGCGTTGACCCATACTTGGCCATTTTTGCCTGAGCCATTGAGCATCCTAAGGATGTACTCAACATCTGCCATTGTTCCTTTACGAAGAAGGTCTTGAACCTGCGATGCTGGGTCTTGAACTGCGGTGGTTGGGTACCCTGTTGTGTAATACGTTTTAGCAATGTCAGTAAATGATGGGGCGCCGGGGTACGTTGTGTTGAGCAACGCTCTAAAAGAAGCAAAATCATTTATTCTGTCAATAGTAATTGTAAATTGCAGAGTCTCCATTGCGGTAAACAGCCCAGAAGAAGCAGAAAATTTATCTAAGTTACTTGGCACTACATTGGCATTTCTAGCAAGCACTGTAGAAATAGATGTAGGGTTCCATAAAAATTGAAAGCCCCAGTAGTTATCTGTAGCGTTATTAGGACTTCCTACAATCGTGGGGTCTGCTCCGGAAGTAGGTGTAGTAGTTATGCCTGTTCCCGGCGCTGTACTTGTACCAGAATCGTCATACTGGTACATGATGGCGCGGCGTGTGTTATGCTGAATTTGGCTTAAAGTTGGGCGATTACTAGAGGCGTCCACGCCATTGTTGTCTCTTGTAATGGTGCTATCTAAAGAGCCCGGGGACAGTGGTAAACTCCAAGAGTGTGGTGGCAAGTTGTACTTCATAATGTTAGGGTGCGCGTAAACAGCCGTTTGGTCTGGCTGTGGGGAAGGTTTAATCTGTGTACTTGCTAGGGTTGAACTTAAAGTTCCACTTTTTGCAATAGTTACCGTAGATAAAAAAGTTTGTTGTGCGCCTTTTACACCCAAGTATTTATTTACAGCAGCCTGTTGTTGCAACTGATACAAAACTTGGGGGTCTACTTTGCTGGTATCAAGTGGTAAAGAACTTTTACCAGAGACTAAAGGGTTTGCGGTTCCCATTACTTTTTACCTGCCTGAGTTAGTAGTTGGTTATTTTTAAGGTGCTGATTAATGGCATCGGCTGTTTTCTTAGGGTCAGTTGCGCCATTAATAACAATGCTAATTCCCCCGTAGTTGTAATTAGTAGAACTACCACCAACAGAGGCCTGTGTACCAAAGGCGCGGGCCTGTGCTTCTGCAAGACGTGTGGCCGCGGTTGGGTCTGGGGCTACTTGGTATGCAGAAGACCCTGAAGAACCAGAGGCAGTAGAGGGCGTTAATGTTGTAGAGCCGTAATGGCCACCGTCCCAACTAGAGGCTTGCATTGCTTTTAAGAAGTTAGCAGTAGAAGTTCCGCCATTTTTTAGAATGTTAACGATGTTGGTATAGCCTCGGGCATCTGCCCCTTGACCTGTCAAAGTTCCAATGGTTGCTTGAAGCCCTTGGTTCCAAGAGTTGTATGCTTGAACTCCACCACCTGCTTTATGGCTGTTATAGTTCGTAGAACCATTCATCTGGTAAGAGGTGTTTAGAGGATTAAATGAGGCTGTGTTGTGCCAGTTACCTCCCTCTTTACCTTCCCAATACACAAGGTCGGCAATAGCCTGTGGAGTAGCGTTAGCCCCAAGGCCCTTAAGAAGTTGCGTAGCAAATCCACCAGCGGTCATGTTGCCGCCGTTTTGCCGGCCAATAACGTGGTTTGGAATGATGGTTCCATCGGTTTTAGGCACAAAAAGTTCTGGGCCTTTTTCACCAACGATGTACGGAACGCTTTGGTTTGTAGGGCCTCCCTCTGCTTTACCCCCACCAAAAATTCCTTTTATACCTGCAAAGAAACCTTTACCTCCGCCAATAGCGGCAGTTAAGTCACTCATAGCCGCGGCTAAGTTGCTCATACCAGTACCGATGTCTTGAGAGCCAGCAAAACCCCCTGCGGTAGCAGCAGATGTAGAAGTCAACAAGTTTGTGTCGGCAGAGGTTTTACTGGCCATGTTACGGATAGTGGCAGATTGAATACCTGCATTAACCATTTGCTCTTTGTTGATAGAACTAAGGGGGGCGCCATTAAAAGTGGCTTTGGCAAGAAGCATGTCTCCGACCATCTTAATCATCATTGGGTCTCCACCAAAGAGACCATTAAGCATGTTGTAAATACCAAAACCGGGTTGCATAGAGAACTGAATGTCTTTCTTAGTCATTGAGCCAGAAGGACTACTGCTCTTTAAGTAGGACCAAATCTTGTCTACTACTTGAGGTAAAGGAAGCATTGAACCGTCTTGTTGGCGAATGTTGATACCGATGGTGCGTGCAAGGTTGACTGTGTTAGCAGAGTTCAACGTGCTACCTATTGCTTGAGTAGCCTGTGTCAACCCAATGCCGGGAGTGAAGTTTGAGGCTTGGGCGGCGCCTTGCATAACTTGATTGAAGTTATTAACTCCGCTAAGGCCAGATGCTTGAGCAGAGATAAGAGCATTAGTTGAATCCATGCTGTTAAGAGCGGTTCCGTTGTGAGCCAGACTCTTCTGTAAAGAACGAACACCACCTGCACCATTAAGGCCGCCTTGGCCATAAAATGCAGAACGCTGTGTCAGTAAGTCTTGAACAACGGCCATTGGAACACCGGGCAGGTAATTTGAAATAGCAGTAGCCGCGCCACTTACGGAAGCCGCCATACCTGATGGGGAGGATGCAATCTTGTTTATAAACCCGCTTCCACCGCCACCCATTCCAGCGCTTGCGGCAGATGCACCAAATACTCCTGAGCCAGAACTTGGCGGAGGAGGTGGTGGTGGGCCTGATGAAGCAATCTTGTATGAAGCATCACTTACACCGCTACTGCCACTTCCCATGTTTGCCCCCATTGGGGACATGCCTCTCATAGCGCGGCTGGCAGATTGAATTTTTGGAAGTAGAGTGTTTTCTACGACACCTGACAGTTTGTAAATGTCATTGATGATGTTAGTGACGGTAGCGGACATGCCGCCAAGACCTAGGGAGACTTTACTGTCGTCCATCTCTACCTCCTAACCCTATTAGCGCGTTCTATCCAGTTAGTACGTTCTCGTGGCGTTAAGGTTCTTACATCTGTAAGAGTCCAACTTGGCCAACTTCTGAGTAGTAGTTCATACTCATCAAGTAAGTACGTGTACTTTGTCTCGTTATAGACGAAACAAATCTGCAAGTCCAAGTGGCAGAGGGATAATCTCTCCACATGCCTTGCAGGTCTTCTTCACCTCCCCAAGGCGTGGGCCCGGGTTTTTCTTAAGAATCTCGTCAATAATTTTGGCGCGGTCTGCTATGCCAAAATTAAGAACTGTGCTGGCTCCTAAAGAAGGCTCGCCGTTTACCGAAAGAACACAGCCGGACAGCAAGAGAGTATTAATCTCAGCCGACTTTTTATCCATGTTCTCAAGCAACTTACGTTGGGTAACTCCTGTAGGTAGTGCTACTTCTACATAGCCTTTTTTAGTTTCAATTTTCCAAGAACGGGAATCTGTAAGTTCAACGACTGGTACATCTTCGGTTAGGTCAATAACAACTTCTTGCTCTTCATTACAATTACCACAACGAGTAACAAACTCTATGGTTTCTCCCAAAGTTACTTTACGAATCCCAATAAGGATTGCGTCGCGGTCACCAGAAAGAAGAGTGTCTAGGTCATCATGTGTGGCATCTTGGCTGCCAAGTTTTTTTAGGCCACGCTCTAAAATAGTTGTAATAGAACGCCCAATGTTTGGGGCCTTAGCGATTGCTTCCTCATCTACGCCAGTAAGTTCTCTTACTTCAGCAGTTTTAATGAGTTCTCCGTTTGAAAGAAAACCACCGGGTAGGTGGACCTCAGTGCTAACAGGGGCTTTAGTAGATACTTCTACCTCAACCCCTGCTTGCGCTTGAGCAGCAAATTTATTAATAAGTTCAGCGTCTGTTATTACTTGTGGTTCAGTCACGATTAGTTCTCCTTGTTATCTATTAGTACGCGGTAACTGCTAGGCCGTCTACTGGCTTTCCATTTGGCTTAACAAAGAACACAGAAAGTCCTTCGTGAACTAGTTGCATGGTCTCAAACAAGATGGCACCGTTAGTGGCATCAAGGTCTGTAAATCCCAAAGAAGTAATCCATGCGTTATGAATCTTGAACTTCATTACTGGGGTGTCTGCGCTAGCGTTTGTGTTGGGATGCTGGTTAACCGTCAGCACCACATCAACACGGAAGTTTCTTCCAGCCGTTGATAGTGATGGGTTTGGGTTAAGGCCAGAACCTTGAGCGGCTGTAAAAAGACCGCGCATCCATGTAATTGCTTGGTCATTACCAAATAGAACACCACGGGTAAAGGTGATAGGACTAAAAGTGGTCATGCCCGGAATCTGGTGAACAGTGGTGTTGTAGCCACCTTCACGGTATTGAATGGCTTGGGTGTTTAGGTTAAGGCCGCTGATGTTGGTGAATCCTCCAACCCAACCAGTTGACACTCCACTTGAAGGAGTATTAACTGCTGAGGAGTCCTTGATACGCTTGTCAAAAACTCCAGTAGTGTCTGCCGTTGAGGGTTGAAAACTGGCACTAAATCGAAACCCGCGTAAAGGGTCTGTAGCCAGACTTGAGTTATAGGTACTAAGTGTCGTACTTGCCATTTGGCTTTATCTCCTTACGCGATAGTGACGGTAGTTCCGCCACTGTATTGTCCGATGTTGATTACTACGTATTCAGCAGGACGTTGCAATGCAACGCCCACTTGAATGTTTACATAGCCATTGTCAATGGCTGTTTGAGGGTTAAGGTCTGCGTCGCACTTTACAAAGAAAGCGCTAGAAGGGTCTGTTCCAGACAAGCCTCCCTGAGACCAGAACGAATTAAGAAAGGCATTGCAAGTTGCTTCAAGGCTGTCCCATAGGCGTTGGTCGTTTGGTTCAAAAACCGCATAGGCCGTTAAATCTTTGAGAGATTTCTCTAGGTAAATAAGTGTTCTACGAATTGGAACATAGCGGTCTACATAGCCTTGCTTCAAAGTACGAGCGCCATAAACAACAATTCCAGAACCGGGCACATACTTAATGGCGTTTACTGGAACGGTGCCCGCATTAAGGGAGTCTAGGTCACTAGAACTCAAAGACGTTACAGACACTGCTCCGGCAATTCTTGCTTGCAATCCAGCAGGCGCTTTGAAAACTCCACGAGTAGCATCGGTTTTTGCATAGATGCCAACAACCGATGCTCCAGCACCGACAGTTTTTACGGCACCAGTAATTGCTCCTACACCGACTGTAGGGTCAGCAATAGTAACCGGTGGGTAGTAAACTGCGGCTTGAGAAGTAATTGGCGAGTATGTTGCGGCTAAAGTAAGTTGGTTAGCGGCAGTGTCATTGATGCCGTCAATAACTACAAATACATCTCCACGACCTACAGCGTACGAAATAGCCGCGTTAATCGTTGTTGCGTCTGTATACCCGGGAACATTTAGGACCAATGATTGAGTTATTAAATCAAATGGGCTTGGGCTTCCAAAAGCGTAAGTAACGATTGTGGAGCCTGTTACGGCTGACCCATCATTACCAGAAGATAGAGACTGGTTAGTAATAACCGCGGGGTTGTTAGTTGGGGCTGTAGAGGCAGAGGCAAGGTCTGTTGCCGCAAGCCACGTAGAGTTGTTGTTAATTACGTTAACTGCGTAGCGGGCGTCAGAGGAGGCCATTGTAATGTCAGTCCACTGTTCAACAATGTTTCCTGCTGTGCTTCCGTTGTAGTAAACAATTAGATTAAAATAGCCAGCAGAAGACCCAGCGGTAGTGCTGACGTTAATAAGGTTTCCCCACGTGCCTACGTTTTTTGCACTTAGTTTTAAAGTTGCAAGAGGTGTTGAGGCTTGGTCATTAAGGGTACGGTTAGCCGTTGTGGATGATGCGCCGGCAACACGATAGACGTAGCACTGGCCACCGCCATTAGCAAAAAATTGATAAACAGCCAAGGGAAGGTTGTTGTTTGCAAGGGTGTTCCAAGACCCATACAGACTTGTGTACTGGCTCCATGAAGTAACAAGTGTTACTGCATTAGGTCCTCGGTCATTGGCCCCAACAAAAGCGCCAATAGAAGAAGAGGACGGACCAGCAATAGGTTGGATAGGGTTAAGCGTCTCTGTGACGTAAACCCCGGGACGGGCGTATGTTGCCATTCTTTTATCTCCTTAGGTTATAGGGTAGAGACCGTGTGTTAAGCCGGGGTGTAAGTAGACGGGATTGACGATGTAGTAGTGTTTATGTTGACGGT